AAAATAACCAGATCCATCTGGTTGTGTTCGATCTGCGCTGCCATCTGCTGGGTTCCGCCTAAGTGGCCAGCCAGGTATTTATGGATATTTAAGTTGGCAACCTCCTCGATCAGTCTTCCGGTTGTTCCGGTTGCATAAAGTTCATTCTTCGAAAGAATCCCTCTATATGCAATGCAGAAGTTCTGCATTAATTTCTTTTTTGAATCATGCGCAATAAGTCCAATGTTCATTATGCGGTTACCTCCTGTCAATATTTTTTCGGCTGTAGTCCAACATTCAACACAAGCCCCACCCCTATATATAACGATAAAAGCGACGTAAGACCATAGCTGACAAATGGAAGCGGCAAACCGGTATTCGGAAGCACCCCACTTGCAACCCCAATGTTAACCAGGCTCTGAAAGCCCACCAGTGCAGCAAATCCACAGCAGATCATTTTTCCTGCGGTATCTTTTGCTTTTCTAGCAATTAATATACACTCAATCGTGATGAAAAGCAATAAAATTATAATGATAACCGTACCGATAAATCCAAGTTCTTCCCCCGCTACCGCAAAGATAAAATCTGTCTGGGGTTCCGGGATAAAGTTACCGTTTTTTACCGAAGTGGCATCTGTATTATTCAGCCCTTTTCCCCACAGCTGGCCGGAACCGATTGCCATGATAGAATTCTGCTGCTGGTAAGCATCTGCCGGGTAATCATCCGGGTAAAGCCATAATAAAAAGGAATCTTCGGCCGGAGCGTCACTCCCGACATCTCTTTTGCCCATTGCACAAGGCATGTGGCGCATGAAGACGCTTTTTTCACCTCGAAGATCCCTTTCTATTCTATAAAGATTATAACGAATTTATTCCCGTTTGTAAAGGACCTTTTTGTTTTTAAGGCTCTTCTTCCAGGTCGTTTCTCCTATATGCCAGAAAGTCATTATGGAATTCTTATATTCATCGGGATCTCCCTGGACTTTAATACGAAGAACCAATTTGAATTTTTCGCCGTGTTCTTCAATTTCTTTCAGTATAACTCCTGTATTTGGTTTATTCGCTTCAATAATATAATCTGGATTTGAAATCATTTCCGGAATATACGAACAAAACCGCTCATAGTCGTTTGGATGACGTTCTTTGATATGCTCAATCCTCTCATCCGTAATAATCACCTCATCTGTCACGATGTCATTCGTAATGCATTGATATATTTCCTGATCTATTTTTCCCACTACATGCACGTCGGCAACCTCTTTCGTATCTGATGGTTTCATTATACCAGAGCCAGAAGTCTTTACAACTGTTTTTTTCCGTGACCAGCATTCCCGCGCCCCAATACAGCATCCAGAGCTGCCCTTGCCTCCTCCACGCTGTATTCCGGCTCTGTAAGGATCACCCTGGCAAAATCCGGCTGATATTCCTTCAGATGGCTGCTCTTTAAAAGCTTTTCTGTTGCATACCTTCTTACCGGCTGTGTATCCTTTTCCACAGCCGTTTTATTTCTGCTTTTTGATACCGGCATGATTCTCCTCCATTTCTCTCATATAGTCGCTTTCCCCAGGGACCGATACCCGCTGCCGGATATGGAACTGGTAATGCAGTACCTGGTCCTCGGTCTTCCAGTTTCTTTCAAAGGTATGGATCAGAGCCGTATCCCCGCTTCCGTCCGTATAAGGAAAACAGTCCAGTGCCCTGTCCAGATATTCCGCCGCAGAAAGCATCCCCCTGTTTCCATCCTGGATAT